ACGTGATACCAACCTTCAATACCCATGCCTTCTGGGACTTTAGCGTTAGCCTGGAGCGTAGCAACTGCGTGGTCTCCAAATTTAGATAGTTCGTTAGTCATATTGACTCCTTAAGAAATTGTAATAACAGCAGTTGTTGATGTTGCTGCGGGCCAGTTTATCGTAAAATTATTCATAGTAATATCATTACCAAAATTTAAAACAGCAACAGAATTACCGGTGGTTGCATTGTAAATTAAAGCGCCCCTTGCGGTAATAGTAGCGCCCGTCCAAGTCACATTTGTGAAGAAAGGAAAAGCTATATTGTTAGTTGTATCTATCCCAGGATTAGCTGAAATAGTAATTACGTTACCACCCGCCGTATAACCTGCTGATGTCACTTCATAAGTTGTTCCCGCATAAGTTGCTGTTGTATTGCTAAGATTGGTTAAAGCTGTATACAAAGCCACCTTATAGGTATAAGGAGAAGTCGTGGTGAAATTAACCAGACCGCTTAAGCAATCTGATTTAAACTGGGTAGTTTGGGTTTGGACGATCATACTGCTGCATTACCTCTAATATTAGTATTGAGCTTAGTCTGACCATCCCTGTACGCATCACCTCTTTCAAGACCATCACCAAGGCGTTTAGCAAGTTGCAGAGCTTCTGAGTACTTATCTTCATAGTACTTAACCAAGTCCTGCTCACCCTTCATAAACAGCATAGCTTCGCGCATAGCACCATAAAGCAATACTGGATCAAAGTTGTCTCCCAACCAGCTTGTACCGTTTGAGTTATTAATCGTTGTTACAGTAACTGAAAATCCCGATCCTGACCCACCAAGGCTAGATGCAGATACGCCTAATACATCCCCAACAGCATAGAAATTACCGCCGTTTTGAAGCGTAAAGGAAGTTACGGTTCCACTAGATCCGACTAAAAAGTCGGCGTAAGCACTTTGTCCAGATCCGCCCGTCAAAGGAATATTTTGATACAACCCAGGAACATAACCAGATCCTGAATTGGTAATATTAGTTACGGAAGTAATAATGCCCTGAACTATAGAAGGAGGATAAAAGAAATAATGTAACTCTACGTTATAAGACTGATCCGGCGTAGGCCCAATAATACAAGACAGTTCATTTTGGTTTCCGTACTGAGGGCCAAAAATAGCGTAATACTTGGGAGTTCCTTGAGCCGTTGGATTAGGATATGCCTCACGAATAAAGTTTACATCCTTATTAAGCAGGTAAGTAAACGGCACAGTCGTATAGTCTGATGTATATATAGCTATGGAATATGTAGATAGCCAATCTAAAGGCAAAGATAAATAAGAATTACTTGCGGTTAAAGTACCTGTAACGTTCTTACGAAGCGAGGCAAAGTTAATCGTGTTATACACACGCTCCTCGCACTGCTGCACGAAGATTGGAATATTTGCAAGAAACAAAGACTCCGTATTCTCAGCATACGCTTGGATTGTGTTGTACAACGTTTCGTAGTTCACGCCATTGGTCCTCTAGACATAAAGCCACGCTCAGCAGCGCCAGCACCACGCATTTTTTGACCGCTTGTCTTAACATCATCAGCAGCTGGGTTGCCTGTGCTTACACGCATAACAGCTTTACCAGGACCGAGTTCACCTGCTTTTAATGTATTTGGATCTACAGTTACGAATGAATCAGTTTTAGGACTAATACGCTCACCGCTCATTTTATGGGGAGGCGCATAATCTGCACCAGAACCATTAAACTTACCTTTACCAACCTTAACAGCTGGGCTATTCTTAGTTGTAGGCTTCATTATTTGCCCCTTGAAGAAGACTTCTGATTAGTAACGCGAGCCATGTTACGACCCATGCTTCTAAGATTAGACTGGGTTACACCGCCCTTAGCCATTTTCTTCATGGGCATACCGCCTTTTTTAAGGACGATTTTGGTGTGCTTACCAGGATGCTCTTGTGCATCGTGTTCTTTAAAAGCTTTCTTGATCATTGCTTTATCTTGAGCAATGTCTTTATCCATTTCTTTTTTAGCCATAATTTACTCCTACGTTATTGTGACTGAATTTACCGTGCCTTTTGCAACCAAAGCATTTGGCGTTAGATTTCTATCAAACCCGCTAGAACCACCAACCGGTCTCCAGCCCCATTGAAACACTCGACTTCCGGTTTCAGGATACCCATTCTCATCAAGTGAATTATCAATCCCATTTTGAATCTGCAACCCGCTATTGCCAGAACCATAATAACTTATATCAGGTCTTGGCTCACGAACCGCTTGCGGATCATTTACAGGATACAAACCTAATTGTAATTGTGGATGATCAGGATCCCAACACTCTGGACATACTTTGATGCTAACTTGTTTGGTTTTAATCGTCAACTTACGAAGTTCGACAAGCTTGTACCGCTGACCGCACCGGTCACATTCAGCAATCGCATACTTACCGGAAGAATACTTACTAGGCATTCTTTACCTCGAATAGAAAATGTTCCTCGGAACCCAACGAATCGGAGCAGTCTCACGGTCCTCCTGGGCAGCCAAGTTAAACTGATCCTCATAGTCCTGTTTCAAAAACAAAACCCGCTCGGGCATGACTTCCGGCTTCTTAACACTTAAGAAATAAGATAGCCCAGCCACAAAGCAGTTGATAAATCTGAATGGAATATCGGCGATGTTTACCCCGTTACCTGCATCTTGGATGCGCCTCATGCGCCAGTAAACAAGTGTATAGGGACCTCCACCTGAGTCCGGACAAGGCCAAACGGTCAGGTTAGGGAGGTATTGCTCAATTATCGCGGCTCCTGCGGTGTGACTTACAGCAGTTGTGCCGTTTTGTCCACGATAACAATTTACGATCTGGTTGCCACTAATATTAGCGTAACCAATAATTTCATTATCAATCTGGATGTACCCAGATGAACGTAGATTCTGTGTTGTACTTAAAGTCAACGTTGTATCTGTAGAAGCACAAGTAGAGGCTAAAGTAATCGTTGTTGGGTTGGCGTTACCTGTTTGGCGGTTAAACCAGCATTGGATTGGACGCCCCGTCGTTAACTTGTTAGGTATTGTGGAATAGGTACTTTCACTAATACGGCTTAAATTAATATCGGCTTGATTAGATGGGCTGGTGTTGCTTGTGCGAGTAACTAAATCAAGGATGTCAATGGTGTCATTAGGCACGTTATAAAACGCTTGCCCAGTAACTAGAGGGATTACACATTCCTCAACAGTCCAAAGGTTTATACCTCGGTTAGCCCATTCAATCGTCATCAAGTTAATAGACCGACGTGCAGTTCTTAAATCATATCCAGAACGCATCTGAAGTCCACAGCGCTCAAACGCATCCTCGACCAGTTCAGTTAGGTCTAGGTTAAACGATGTGGTTCCAGATGTTTGAGCCATTATTTTTTCATGCCTTTTAGCGTTTCAGCAAGTCGAGCACGCTGACCAAGTTTGCCCGGCTTTTTAGCAGCCGCAGCAAGTTTCTTAGATGGTATTGTTTTGCCCTTCTTAACACCCAGTTCTTCACGCAAAGCACCAGGTTTTTTGATGGCTTTTTGTATCCATTTTTCCGCCATGATTAGTTAGCCTTGTTAGATGCAGATTGTTTTTGTGCGTCTGTCTGTGGGGCTTCAATAGGTACGGTCGCAGGGGTTACAGACATAGTAATTACGTTTGTATCTGAAGGTGCAGAGATTACAACAGGCGCGGAAATTACAACAGGAGCTTCAATAACAGGCGCAGCAGGTTGTGCAACCTCTAGATGCTCTTCTAATTTAGCCAACAAAGCCTTTGTCTCAGGAACAATATGTCCGTGAGCAGACAATTGTGATTCCGCAACATGTTTAATAAGAGCATATAAGTGCTCAACATTCTCTTCAATATGCTTTAGTAAACTCATTTATTTCTCCTAGTTTTAGCTGATTCAATAAAATCTTGCTTAGTCGGCGCACCTTTGCTACCCGGCTTTCTCATCTTCTCTTTTGACCCGTGCTTTATACGTTCTTGCTTCGCATGAATATTGGCATAAAGTCCAACCTTGCCGCCGGATTTGTACACCTCAACGTCATTTGGATTGTCCTTTCGAACAACCGTTTTAGCTTCAGGCATTTTGGAAGGGCGGATTGCGCCCATTCCCCGGCTAGCCATCATTTCTTTTTAGCCATTCCACCACCGCACATGGCTTTAACATGGTCGTGGTGCTTCATGTGACCAGCAGCGTGTTCACCATACATGTTGTGGTGATGAACGTGTCCGCCTTCTTCCATCTTCTCCATCATATGCACGTTGTGTGTATGGGGAGGTGTAGCTTCTTTCATTAGTGGGGGATGATCATTTTTCATAGTTAGTCCTTAACAAAACTTACCACGGGTCTTGCCTTTTTGAGCAATACCATCTGCACGAGCTGAGGCTGTACCGCCAGAAGCCATCTTCTTAACAGTCTTACCACCTTTTTTCATACCAGTAGTACTACCCGCCATTTTCTCTTCGATATCTTTAGTATGTCCGCGTTTTTGAACTTTGGACTCACCAAATTTACCATGCTTGTTAGATCCCTTTTCTACATCTTCCGACATACTGCGGGGACCCATTGTTTCTTTTGCTGCCATATTTCCACCTTTAGAAAATTTCTTGCCTTTGTCGGCTTGACTAAAATCTTCCCCAACATTTTTGGGGACTCCTACTTTCTTGGCGAACGCTGGGTTATGGGCCACCGCCTCCATGAAATTGTGCTGTTTCTTACTGCTACTTGGCATTCCTAATCTCCATAAGCCTATCCAGTTTTTCGTCCAATCTATCAAGACGGTCCAAAACCCTAGTGATGTCTGCATGGACTTCTTGCTTTGTAACGTACTCTTTAGCAATCTCTTCTCTGGTTCTGTTAAGAAGGATGGTAACTCTTTGCAGTTCATTAAATTTCTCCTTAAGGAAAAACCCTATGATTGCGACAAAAAGCGACAGTGCGGAGTTCCAAAGTACCATAACGTCCATCACACGTACCTGCCTTTAGTGCGACCGCGTTCTGCAATACCATCTGCTGCTTTTATGTACCCGCCTTCAGCGCAATTCCAAGCTCTAAGACTTTTGTTAATCCTAGAATTAGGATCATTTGCTGTTTTTGAGGATGTGAGTTTCTTTTTCATTCCGCTCATACGAGCACAGAATGAGTCCCTACGAGACCCACCTTCAGGTTGTGGTGGTTTTAAGTTATGACCTTCTTTCTTAGCAGAAGCTCGTCCCTTAGCATTTAAACCGCCATTTGGGTTTTTACCCTCTTTACGTTGCCATGCTGGGGACTTAGCCATTATGTATTCCCTACGTCTGCTGCATTTTTAATCAGATAACCTTCTTGCGAAACCGTTAAAGCCGCAGTACCGGTACTAACTTTTGCTTGCAATTGGATGTCTGTTTTTTCAAGAACAGCCCTAGGCATTACTCGCTGTGTATGGTAGTTGTTTGTAAACGGAGCCACAACAGTAACGGTAGATACTCCTGCGTTACTTGTTTGGTAGTTCTGATATGTTGCAAATCCTGCGGGGTTAGCGTTCAAGCTGGTATTGATGTCAATACGGCTCAAGTAGAACGTATATCCGGCGGGAACCGTGTAAATGCCCATCAAAGTACGACCATTACCTGCTGCAATCTCTGCATACAGCGTTGTATCTGATGTATCTTTTAGCGTAATGTTACCAGTAGGAGCGCCACTAGCAACTGCCATACTATTGATACGGAAATAAGATTTAACCGTAGTTACAGCCGTTGTACCATTAAGCTTTATATTTTCAGAAATTTGGTTGTAGTTTGCGTCTAAACCACTGATAGTTATCAACGAAGTTGCATCAGCACCTGTGTTAACAGAACTGACAAGGTGCATTTGAATAGCAGATGACGGGAAAGTATAGGAGCTATTGCCTTCCCATACAGGCACAAATGATGTACCTACTGATGCTTGATAACCATAAATGTTTAAAACACTATGACCATAAACTTGACCGCGAGCCACTTGCAGGTCAAACGGTTCCGTCTTGTTTTGACGGGTTGTTGATGGAAGTATGCCGCCACTAGATAACGATGTTGCCATGAATAATCTCCTTAAAAGTTAAAGATAGGGGCCGAAGCCCCTAGAGATTAGTCAAAGTTACCGTATGGGTAAGCTGTAGAGCTACCAATGTTCATGTCATTTTGGTTGTAACGGATTGTTACTTCAATTTGACCAGAAGTAAGACCAGCCGCTGTAGTAGTCATCGCTAAAGTTACAACAATCTGACCAAACCATGCTGGGTCTTGACCAACGTTGGGGTTTTGGAAATCTTGCAATGTAGCATTACCGTTTGTTAACTGTGATCCAACAAATGTACCTGTGTATCTCTGAGCAGCAGGGCTAGAGATATTGCTAAATGTAGCGTAAACACCAGTAGATGTTGCAAAGTTGTTTGAAACGTAAGGCTGAATTGCACTTACTGCAACGGGTGTACCTGCACTGTCTTTAGGGACTGTACCAATATCAAGGATAACATCTGTGATATTGCAGCTATAAGGAACATAAAACACAACACCACGGTATACGAGGTTGGTTGCATCTGCTGTAGGAGCAGAAGCTTTAGTAGGTCCACTATTGCTAAATACACCAGCTTGTGGTGTGTAAATAGTAGCAATACTGTTTGGAATGTTATTTGATGCAACAAAAACACCAGAACCACCGCCATAGTTAGCTGTGTTAGGAGTTGTTACAGAGAAATCTAAAAGAGCCGTTTGAACGAGGTCTGTATAACCAACGTCACGAATTGGGCCAAAACGATTTTGCCCAGATAGAATTGGGCCGGAGAATGTGGAACGTGCCATGACAATGAGTCCTTATGCAAAAGTTACCTTGTTAATCGTTGCATCGTCTGCTGGGCCAGTGGCAACAAGGTGGAATTCCCAGATAGCCAAATAATACACTATTTTTTAACTGTGTCAATAAGTTTATTGGACTTTTTAAGATTTTCTTCTCGGGTGATTACGCGTAAGTTCCAAGGTACATGGAGCCCGCAAACCACATCTGAGCGCAAAGGTACTATGTGGTCAACGACATACTGCTCTCCAGTTGTCTGGGTCATCGTAATTGCAATTTGATACAACTGTCGTATTTCTGATTTTTGTTTGCGTGTTAACCAGTGTGGTGTAGCTTCTCGGTGTTTACGCCTACGTGCTTTGGTATCCGCA